TTGATCTCTTCGCTGTTCGTTCCGATTGCGACAAGGGTCGGCACGAGCTCGGCGCCCGACTTCCCGAAGAGGTCCATCGCCGCGGTAGTACGAGCGGCCGGATCTTCTATCGAGGCAATGGCGACAGCGACCGCCTCGAACTGTTTGTCCGGCGAGAGCGCGAGGATTTGACTTGCGGACAGGCCGAGTCGATCGAGCGCCTCGGTTGCTTCTTTGGAGCCCTCGCCTGCGGTGATAAGCGCCTTTTGCATACGGCCGACGGCGCCGGAAACATTCTCGAGCGAACCGCCCGAGAGCCCGGCGGCGAACTGGAGCCGCTGTAGCGCGTCGATTGAGATGCCGGTTTTGACTGCGGTATCGTTCAGAGCGCCCGCGACCTGAATCGCTTGATTAATGATCGCCGTGAATGAAATGCCCGCCGCAATGCCTCCGAGGAGCTTGAAGTTGCTCGTGAGCCCGGAGAGGACGCTGTCCGTCCCTTTGACATCTTTCTTGACGCGCTCGAGCTCCGAGCGCATCTGCGCGGAGTCCGCCGCCATTTTGACGACTAGGGTGCCTATGTCAGCCATGCTTCACCATTGATTGCAGAATCGCTCGCTGCTCGGCGACCGATTGCGACGTGGAAGTCGTGTCTTTCTTCGGGATAAAGTCGTCCGGGCTCCAGGCCTTGCCGCCCTTCTTCGGCCCTGCGGCGTTTGCCGTCGTGGAAGCGAGCATTCCCATGCGCCACATCTCGACGTCGTAGCCGAAAGGCTCGAGCCCGTAGAACGCGATCCAGTAGGTAAACTCCTCGGAGCTCATGCGCTCTTGGAGCTCCCCTACCGTCGCGCCTAATTGCGCCGCGAGGCGGAACCACATCTGTAGCTCCGGCTCGCCCGCTATTTTTTTTCCGCGTCTCCGACCGCGTTATCGGTGAGGAGCGACGCCTCGAGGATTGCCTTCGACAGTTGCGAGAGGACCGCGCCGTCGAGCTTCGCGACCTCGAGCGGATCGTCGAAAAGACGGACGCCTTCCGCATCGCAGAGACCGAGCGAAACGACCTTGTAATCGGCAAGCGGTTCGCCCCCTTTCGAGGCCTCCGCTGCCCATTGCTGCAAGGTCACGCGCTCCCCGCCCGAGAGCCCGCGGATGTAGAGCTTGACGCCCTGCACCTCGAGCTCCCGGACGGAGGCCTTCGAGAACGCGCTGCTGATCGTTGCCTTGAGCAGCTCGCGACTCATTACGGAGTCACCGTCGGGAGCGCGGTGATCTCGATCGTCACGTTGGCGACGACCTCGGCACCTTCAGCCGTCAAAGCGTCGATCTCGAACTTCGTCACGAGGCCGGGGAACTGCACCTGGTAGGCGCCCCCATCCGACAGCACGATCTGATAGTTGCCCGCCGTGCCTGCGAGAAGCTTCGTCCGCCACGCTTCGTGAGGAGCGAGGCCGCCGTCGAAGAGCAGCTTCAGCTCGACGTTCATCGGGTCGTGCGAGCCGATGAGGCGCGTCGGGTAGCTCGAGTCCATCGTGTAGACGTCGACGGTCTTGCGGTTGTACCCGCTCCACTTGATTTCCTGCACCTGTGCAAGGGTCGTGAACACCTCCGGGGAGGCGGCGTTGCCGACCTTAAACAGCGAGCCGGTCGAAATGCTTGCAGCCATTTTTGATACTCCAAAAAAAAGACCGCTCGAAGCGGTCGTTGTTGAAAAAAAAAGGCGCCCGAAGGCGCCTAGAGACATGAATTAACTAACCAATCATCTGAAAACAAACTCAAAGTCTTGCTGAACGATTCGCATCGTTCGATCACCCATTGCGTCCGCTTGCTCCTGCTGCTGCGAGAGCCTGGACATCAGGATCGTCACTCCGCTCTGCGTTCCCGACCATCCGTCGAGACCGACGCGGATCGCCTCGACGACCGGCGAGACCTGGGCCATCGTCTCGCCGACGGTCTCGATGCGAAGCACCGCCCGGAAGAGGAGCGGGTTGTTTCCCAGGGTGCGAGCTATTCCCTGTCCGCTAGTGCGACTCACGGCGATCGCCGGAAGCGTCGGCTCCTGGACGATGATCTCGCGGTAGACGCGAGCCCCTGCGCCGGTGTTGAGCGCTGCGATCTTCGCGATGATTGCGTTCTCGATACTCACGGGTCGACAAGCCCCTCTGTTTCCGCTGCGCGGGCGCGCAGTCTCTTTTCGATGCGGGTGATTCCCTGGCGCAAGATGCGCTGAAACTCCGGGAGAATGCCGCTGCGGGTTGCGTCCCAGGCGGGACCGAACCAGGGTTTCCCGTTGACTCGGCGCCCGCTCGGGCCGCGGACGCGATGACCGAACTCGACAAGATGCCCGTAGAAAATCCCGCGACGCTTGCGGCCGTAGTAGACGTTTTGCAGCGCGACAGCGCGCCGATCCTTCTTCTTCGGCCCGACCTGGACGGCGACTGTTTCGCCGCCCTTCGGTCGCACCGTCACAATCCGCACCGACTCGGCGAGAGCTCCGGATCGAGAGAAGCTCTCCGCGTTTGCGGTCGCCTGGCGCTCGAGCTTGATCAGCGAGCGACGGGTTGCGCGAGTAAGCAGCCGTTTTGCTGCCAGAGCATCAAGCTCGAGAAGTCGCGCCTCGAGCTCCTTCAGTCCCTCGACTTTGACGTCGGTGACGATCGGCACTAGACGAACCTCTCGACGCAGAGAAGCTGAAGCTCGCGGTTACGTTCGTCGCGGTTGATCACCGACTGGATGTCGAAATAGCGCGAGCCGAACTTGACGCGATCCTTCGGCGTCAGCGTGACGCCCGAAATCGGACGGATCACGATGCGCGTCGACACCTCGCTCTGCATCTGCGCCGCGGCGAAATACTCGCGGCCGTTGAGCGGCTCGACGGACGCCCAGACCGTACCGAGAGCCGCCCAGGTCGGCGTCTGGTCTCCGTACTGGTCGATCGCGTCGGTCGCCCGTTGGACGGTGACACGATGTCGAAGACGCCCCGCCTGCATCAGAACACCTTGAAGGGCGACAGGAGCGCGGTGAATCCGAGCGGAAACTCGCTGACGACCGTTCCGGTAAGCGTTGCCTCGCGGTTTTCGTAGAGGTGCGCGGTCATCAGTTTGATCGCCGCCTTGATGGCGGGCGGGACATCGCTCGGCGTACCGTAGCCCGCGACGTAGCGGATACGGACGTCGTTGATGTGCCCGCGCGAGCTCGGCCAGGTCTGGTTATAGGCCTGAAAGATCATGCCAGGCTGCGCGAACGGTCCCGAGTCGTTGACTACCTGGTAGCTGTTTGCCGAGAGCGTCTGCGTGTTGCCTGCGATGTCGATGTAGGTGATCGAGGTGACGCTTGCGAGCGGCCCCTTCGGGAGCTCGAAGTAGAGCGGGAACTGATCGACCCGCAGCTCCCAGGTCGTGCTGACGAACGAGCGCCCGGTGTAGGCCTCGGCGTACTCGCGCGAGGCCTTCGTGAGCGCGAAAAGCATCTCGTCGTCCTGGTTGCCGTCAATGCGGCAATGCGAGCGCGCCTCTTCGACCGTTACCGGCTCGCCCGTCGGAGCCGTGATCAGGGTGTGGTTCATAGCTGTCGCACCTGTACCAGGACCGAGCGGTCCTCGATGCGTCCGCCCGGCGTCGTGACGCGATTCGTGATGAGGTAGTCAGCTCCGGCCGCTCCGCCGGAGAGGAAGGCGCGCGTCACGTTCGACGTCACGCCTTCGGAGACAATCGTCAGAGCGGCGGGAACTTCCCAGGCGGACGTCGTGACCGTGTCCCCGTTTAGCCAGGGATTCCAGTCGACCTCGAAGTCGATCGTCGAGTTTGGATCTTTTGTGAATGCCGCGATGATCGTCATGCAGCGATTCTCCTGTTATTGCGTGAGACCTTGATCGTGCGGCCTTCCGCTTCGACCTCGATCGAACTGTCAGCGCCGACCTTGAGCGTCGAGCGCTGCGGAATAATTTCGCGGCGATCCTGGAACGGAACCTTCAGCTCTCGAGAGTCCGGCGTGAAGGTGCGATTCCGTATCCTTCCGGATACAGTTGCGTCGCCTTCGGCGCTGCCGTCGACGGCGCCGTAGCCGACCGCCTGGCCCTCGAGCTCGGCGGTGCCGTAGACCAGGCCCAGGATCGGACCGCGACCGTAGAGCGTGACGATCGAGCTCGCCTCGCCCGCCGCGTCGCCGACCTGGCGACCGTAGGCCAGGATCGAGGCGGTTGCGCTCGAGGTGCCGGTCTCGTTGCCGTCAACAATTCCGCGACCGTAGGCCGGGACATCCTCGACGGTGCTCTCGCCCGAGATCGCGCCCTGGATAACCGAGCGACCGTCGATCGCGCCTGCGACCGTGGCGTCGCCTGCGATCGAGCCGGAGCCCATCGCGAAGGCGCGCGCCTCGGCGCTGACCGTCGCCTCTCCTGCGATCGAGCCGTCCGTCCGGCCGAATGCCAGGATGACCGCGCTCGAGCTCGAGGAGCCGATCGCCGCGCCAGGTGCGGAGATCTTCCGCTGCCCTTCGCCCGTGACCGTCGCCAGGCCTTCGGCGGAGCCGGAGCCCTGGGCGGTTGCCAGGATGCCGCCGGACACCGAGCTCGAGGAGCTTGAGGTCGCGCTGACCTGGGCGGTCGCATAGATGCCCGCGCTCGCCTCCGCAGAGCCCGCAGAGGCGGCGTCCGGCCGACCATAGGCGAGGACATCCCCCGCGATCGTGCTCGCCCCCTGCGCCTCCCCGTTCGCCGGGAAGATGCCCTGGATCGCGCCGTCGACCGTTGAGCTGCCGGTCGTTTCGCCGCGGCTCGAGAACCTGGCGGTCCCGGAGCCGGTGACCGTCGCCGAGCCCTCGGCCTGGCCGGATGCCTGGCCGGTTGCGAACGCATCGCCCGAGACGGACGCGCTGCCCGAGCTCGAGGCGTCGAGTCCGGTGCGCGCCTGGACATCGGCCGCGGCCGTAGCCGTCCCCGCAGCAGCGCCCTCGCCTTCGATACGCCCGGAGCCGTCGGCGGTTGCCGTCGAGCTCGAGCTCGAG